TGATTGTATATTAGCCGCTCTAGATAACCCAGTTGTAGCATCTGCAGCTTGGCCTCTTGCAGTGCCTAATACGCCAACTTGACGTTGTCTCTTCGCTTGTAATGCTTGAAACTCTGCTTGGGCTTGTTGTGAACCGGCAGCTGATGCTAAATCTGCTGCTGCATCTACTGATTGAGCAGCTCTTAAACTAGGGCTAGAAGTAAGAGCTTGCATAGTGTCTGCTTGAGCTCTACCTTTGGCTGTAGGTGCAAAGTCTTCACTAGCGGCAAGGTCACGCATCTCACGTAACAGTGGACCATACCTTTCATTAAAATAGTCTTTTTCTGCTTTTGCTACGGACGCTTGAGTTTTTTCAGCTTCGCTAGGTTTATAGTCTTGTTTTTTAGGTTTGTTACTCATCTACTTTTTTTGTATAAACTCTTGTATTTAAACTAAACCCTTGTTTTAACGCATACTCTTCCATTTGCGAAACAGAGGATCTAGCCTCTATATATTTACAGCCTGCATTACGGGCAAGCTCTTCAAACCATTGTACATGTTTCATCCAGTTATGTTTACCAGTTTCGTACACATACGCTATCCAAATCAACAGAGTTCGATTGTCTGTAAACGGATCAATCTCTGTACTAAGGACTAAGAATCCTATCGGGGATGTAAAAAGTTCTGCTCTACCATTGACGCATTCGCTATATACATCTTCTGGTCTAAAAGTAAGATTAGGGTCATCTGCTATTATTGACTCGATTCCTGGTTTTACCTGATTCCAGCACTGCCTAATATCCGCAAGCTGCGGTAAAATAAAGTCGTCTTCACTAATAGTCTATCTCCTTACCATATCTTCTATACCTCTTCCTTGGATTTAATCCAACTCCTTTATACTTAACAAGCCTTCTAACACCAAGGTCTCCCGCTCTTGATCTAGCTTCAGCTTCTCTAACCTGCTCGTCAAATAAATTTCTGTAATCCGCAGCTGCTCTTGGATCACTCCACTCCCTAGCGGGTATACGTAAAAGTCTCCACAAAGCGCCGAATATAATTCCGTCTCTGTAATCGGTAGAAAAATCTGTATCTATATTATTAGAGGATCTAGAGGGCTTAAGAGCTACACTAACTCTAAACCCGTTTGTTTTTGTAGAGCTCGGCACAGGAGCTACATAAAATAAATCTGGAGATATCTGTAAAAAAACCTCTGGCGTGCCTGTTCTATCTCTCCAATCAGGGTAATTAAGTTCTAGACTACGCGGGCTAGTGGGGTCCATATCTTCCCCGTCATAAGTCATCCAAAGAATTTGATGAACATCAGTGCCAGTGGGTTGGTCAAACTCGTACTCAAACACCCCGCTTATGCTAGTAATTACATCTAACTCAACCTTGTAAGCTTTAGATTTTTCGCATAGCTCAATAGTAGATGAACGTAAGTTTGTCTCTACTAATGTATCAGGACACCCAGGAACATAAGGTAATACTTCCTTTATAAGAGAGTCAAATGTAGCCATATCATCCTCCTACCCCAGCACCCATATTATTAGAAACATAATCCAGATTAGGGTTACTAATATTTGAAGCAGCTGTTGATTGTCCTAAGCTATTGTTAAAAAGAGCGTAATGTTGATTAGATCGAACTGCATTACCAGCGTATTCCGCATCTTTTAAATATGCTTTATACAAAACAAAATCTACCACGGCGTTTGCAAATATGTCATCTATATCAAGAGTAGATGAAGTAGAACTAAAGTCATCAGGCGTTTTAGAATAAACAATTTCTACATACGCGTTACCAGCCACACCAGGATATACGTAATACTTCCTAGGATCATCTTGATCGAAAGCATAGTGTTTTACAATGGTGCCATGAGCGGCATCTCCCGTTACAGTGGGGTCATTCCAGTTTGGCTCCTGGGTATTAAGTATGTCAAAGTCAACTATACGAATAGCCCTACCTCCAGTTGCACTGCCGCCAGTGCCAGACATATTCCTAGTTATCTTTAGTAAACGTAACCCATTAGTGGGAATACTTTGTAAAGTCCCCGTACTTAACTGTACATTAGATGTAAGCGCAGAAGCATCTGGCCTTAAGTTAACAACCTCACGTTGCGCATCGTTTAGATACCTAAGAAGTTCAGCTTCAGACCACCTAACACTAGTAGTGTCTTGTAGGGTGTCTTGAACTCTAGTTATTAAATTTGCCCCCGTAAGTGTTCCCATGGTTTATTAATTAATTGTAGCTTTTAGTTCCTCTATTAAAGCCGCTTTAGTCTTACGCCTATCTAGTTCTATACCTATAGTGCGACCATACTCTTCTAGCTCTACTTTAGTCATGCTTTCTAAGTCTACTGAAGTTTCTTCTGTTGCAGTTTCTTCTACAACAGGAGCAGCTACTTCTTCTTCGCCATCTACTTCTCTAGCCCCTTGTTGTAAACATAGGACTCCAAAATCTTTTCCTACAGCTTTAGGCACACCGGCTTCAAAAGAATCTGCGTGCCCCCAAGTAGAAGCCACGTATGTGTCTTGATCAAATACTACTTTCATAAATTACTCCTTAAAAAAATACAGGTGACTAACGTAACGCTAGCCACCTGTAAAATGTTATCACAATTAGAATGCGACATCTAATCTTATGACACCAAAGTCCTCAGACTGACCTGTTATGTCAGAATTGTACTTTGGCTTCTTAAGACCAAAAATCTTACCAATTGAAATACCGTTTTGGTTTCCGTAGTCAAAAGTATCTTCAACTATTTCTGGAAGACCAATATCAGCCATTGCAAGTGATTGCGCACCGCAGAATAGACATGAAGCATAGTCAACATCAGCATTAGCTCCGCCTTTATATCCAGCAGAACCAGCATTACTTGAAGAACCACTAAGAGCTCCTGAAGTATTGAAGACATGCCTAAACTCATGAACCATAATACCGTCAACCATTAAGCTAGAAGATCCAGCGAATAGTTCGTTATTTGGTCCTCTGATGCCAGCGCTTCTTACATTCGCTAAGAAGTCTGAATCGAGTTTAAGGTCAGCCATTACCTGCGGGGAAACAAACAGATGATACATCTCTTCGTTACCAGCGCCTCTCATACCTCTGATGTACTGATCTTTAGCAAAAGCTTTTAGATCAACAATATGTCTGTACTTCAAAGTATCAGAAGCAGTAATAGATGTAACGGAACCAGCGGCAAGGTCATTACCATTGATTCTTTTGTGTCTATTACTTGTTGGTGCAGTTACATCACTATTAAACGTAAGGTCCCCAAGGTTCTGTCCTGATGTAAGAACAGGCCTCAAAGCTCCGTTGTTTTTATTAGTGTATGCAATGCCAGCTAACGATAAGAACGCTAGTTGGTCTATTCTATCAGCCATTGCATAAGCAAGTGCATCTCTAGAATGCTCACGGAAATTTACAACTGATTTTTGATCAGCCAATCTGCCCGAAAGCCTATTAGCAAATCTTAATTGATCAAGCTGTACGACGATGTCGAAGGACCTTAACGCCTCTTCATTTCCTTCTAAGGTGTTGTCTCCAACAATACCATCACCGGTCATATCTGCAAGAAGAGTTAAAACTGCTCTTGCTCCTTTCTCGGATTGGGTAAGTTCAGAAATTTCCTGAACCATTGCGTTGGGTCCGCTACCTGCGAATTGATTAATGAAGGACATATTCCTAGCAACACGCCAAAAATCACGAGACCAGATGGTGAGCTGTTCACTGGTCAACGCGCTAAAGTTAGTATTAGCCATTTATATACCTTTATAATTAAAGTTAACCAGTCGCTATATTCTGGGGCGACTTTTACCCGTCTACCCTTTATCGTTGGGAAACGTCTACGTGATTGTAACGAACACGAGCTCGACCATGTTTTACGTCTTGATTGACGAATAACGTGTTTTACCTCTACGATGAGGGCTAAGTATCGTCTTAGCGAACGAACTTCTATCTTAGCTTACCCAAAATCCCCACGCAACCTTTTAAGCGTTTCTTCTGGGAGCGCACTAAACTCTTTTTCAGATAATTTATTAAGATCTATTGGTTTATCTCCACGTTGAGCAGCCCCTTCTCCTTTCATAGCTGGAGGTTGTTGCTGCGAAGCCTCTATCTTAGCGCTAACTTTAGCAGTTTGTTTCTTTTTATTAATTTCTGCTACTTTTGGGTCAACTTTAGGGGCTTCCGTTTGTAACAATTCCGGTTTTTTTAATGTTAG